ACCTCTATTTTAAAATTGGCAATTATATTTCTATTGATTTTTGCGTAAAGGAGCAAGAGATTATTGATATGATTGGAAGGTGTGAAACCTTTGATGATGTGAAGAAGGCAGCATTTGTTCTATATGAATACTGCAAGCAAAAGAAAAAAGAAGATGAGGGAAAAGTAGAGTCTAAAGAAATTCAACCTGATACTGGAGAAGGTGAAAGTTTTGCTGATACATTTTTTGATGATGGTGAAGAGGATACTACTGAAAAGGGAGATACTCAAACTACTGAAGTAGAAGCAGAACCAGAAGTACATACTGCAGAATCCTTAGACAATAAACTTCAAGAGTTGGTTAATACTGATGGAGATGAGAATATATATGTGGAAGTTCCAAAAGTAAATCTGGATAGTGTAATTGCTAGTAACTCTGATGTTCATGGGTATATTGATGAGCATTTTAAACAGCAGCAATTTTTGCATAAAGAACATGCAAAGAAGTATGAGATTGCTGAAATTGGAATATATGAAAGTGTAGATTCTCAATTTGCAAAATTTAAAAAGGAAGCACAAAAGGAGGTTAATTATCTTGTTAAGGAATTTGAATGTAGGAAATCAGCTAGTGCTTATAGTCGTTCTGCTACTAATCGCACTGGGGTTCTCGATACAAAGAAGCTTCAGAATTATAAATTCAGTGAAGAACTTTTTAAGAAGGTAACTATTCTTCCTGATGGAAAGAATCATGGATTAGTATTCATTTTGGATTGGTCTGGTTCCATGCAGTATGTTATGGAAGATACTTGTAAGCAACTTTTCAATCTTATATGGTTCTGTAAGAAAGTTCAGATTCCATTTGAGGTTTATGCTTTTACTAGGGAATGGTGCCGCCCAGAGGTAAATTTGATTACTGGAGAAAGGGAAGAAAAGAACGTCAAGCCACATTATAAAGCAAAGGAAGGTTTGTTATGTGTTGATGACGAGTTTAATTTGATGAATCTTTTTACTAGCAAATCTAATGCTAGGGAATTGGAGAAACAGATGATTAATATTTGGAGAATTTCTTCATGTTTTCGTCAATACTACAACTATACATATCCACCAAAACTTTGTCTTTCTGGTACTCCACTAAATGAGACATTTGTTGCTCTTCATCAGATTCTTCCACAATTCCAGAAAGAGAATGGAGTAGAAAAGGTTCAGTGTATCGTTCTAACAGATGGTGAAGCAAATGGTATTCCTTTTTATAAAATTGTTCAGAGGCATTGGGAATCAGAACCTTATATGGGAATGAGAAATATTCATTCTAGTAAGTGTTTTTTGCGTGATCGCAAACTTGGTAGGGTATATAAGTTTGGATTTGCATGGCACGAACTATCTAAAACTCTTATCAATAATTTGAAAGATAATTTCCCATCGGTAAATTTTATTGGTATTAGAGTTCTTGGTAATCGTGATGCTAATAATTTTATTAAACTTCATTATCCTATGGAAACTAAAGAACGCATTTTGGTTGAGAAGGACTGGAAAAAGAATAAGAGTTTTAACATAAAGGCTTCTGGATATGATGCATACTTTGGAATGTCTTCTGTAACACTTTCTCAGGACTCTGAATTTGATGTTGATGAGGATGCTACCAAAGCACAAATTAAGAAAGCATTTGCCAAGTCTCTTAAGGTCAAAAAACTAAATAAGAAAGTTCTTGGTGAGTTTATCGAGTTGGTAGTATGAACTGGAGAGAAGAGATGAAGGGGTATACCTCATCCAGATATGAGTTAGATTTGCTTGAGAATGGTCCTAAAAGTCTTGCTCAGTCCTGGATGATGGGAGCATTGCATAACAAATGGAAAAAGATGAAAGGGATAAAAGATCCTGAACCACCTGACTGTCAATCATCCTTTAAGCAGTGGGAAGACACTATACGAAGTGACCACAAAGAGTCCTAGACTTCCCCTTTTTGCCTTATAATATGTTTATTGAAACGCACACATCATGCCTCGCACTTTGAAAATGTCTGACGATCAAATGGTTAATGAACTCAGAAATACATATGGTGTAGAATTTACTGCTGCTGATATTCGTGGATACTGCGCTTCTACTGGAGTATCATACCAGACAGTAACAAAACGATTGGAGCAATATAAAGTTGGCCGCGGCAAATGGAATCTAGAAGTAACAACAGAAGTGGTTAAGAAGATTGAAAATTCTTTTAATGCTCCTGCCGTTGAGCCTCAAGTACAACAAAATCTTATTCCAGAAAGAGATGATACCTTCGTCAAGTTTGGTCCTTTTAACGATATTAAGTCGATTCTCAAATCCGGTATTTTCTATCCTACGTTCATTACAGGACTTTCCGGTAATGGTAAAACGTTTAGTGTTGAACAGGCTTGCGCCCAACTAAATAGAGAGCTGATTCGTGTAAACATTACAATTGAAACCGACGAGGATGACCTTCTTGGTGGGTTCCGTCTTATTGATGGGAGCACTGTATGGCATAATGGACCAGTTGTTGAAGCACTGGAAAGGGGAGCTGTCCTTCTTCTAGATGAGATTGACTTGGCATCTAATAAGATCCTGTGCCTTCAATCTATTCTGGAGGGTAATGGCGTTTTCCTTAAGAAGATTGGTAAGTTTGTAAAACCTACTGCTGGATTTAATGTAGTTGCTACTGCCAATACAAAGGGTAAAGGATCTGAGGATGGGAGGTTTATTGGAACTAATGTTCTTAATGAAGCATTCCTTGAAAGATTTCCAGTAACATTTGAGCAGCAATATCCTTCAGTAGCAACAGAAAAGAAAATTTTGGAGCGTGTTGCTTCTTCTGTAAATGCTTTTTCATACAAAAAGAAAAAGTATGTTGAAAAATTAACAAATGACGGAGAATGGAGAGACATTATAGTTGATAGTGATAATGTTTCTGATTTAGATTTCTATGCTCGTCTTGCTGATTGGGCAGATATTATTCGTAAGACCTTTTATGATGGCGGTATTGAAGAAATCATCAGCACTCGCCGCTTGGTTCATATTGTTCGTGCCTATTCTATTTTTAATAATAAGGCAAAGGCAATTGAAGTTTGTGTAAATCGATTTGATGATGACACTAAGCAGGCATTCCTTGAACTTTATGATAAGGTTGATGCTGATGTAGATCTTGACAAATTGGAGGATGCGATGTATGATTAATTCCTGGAGCCTACTTTACGATGAACTTTATGGAGATGATGAAATGAGTGAGAATGATTCTAGTCAACAATTTTGGAGCAAAGATGGATTTAGTATGACAGGAAATCCAAATGTTTCTCCAGATACTATTACTTTAGGTGGAGATACTGTTATTGGTGGTGGTGGATATGATTATCTATCTTTAGCGTCTAGTGATACCATTTCGTTTACTACTCCTCCAACACCTTCTCTGGACAAACCAGGTGTTTTCAAATATAATGAAGACAAATCACTTAAGGATGCCCGTGATTATGTTATGTCAACATATTCTGGACACTATACCACTAAAGGATCAAACACGCAGACGCTTGATCTTATTGAATCGGTTGGTGATGCAGAATCTTTTTGTCGCTCAAATGCATTGAAGTATTTGAGTCGTTATGATAAGAAGGGTACTGCCAAGAGAGATATCCTAAAAGCAATGCACTACTGTCTGCTGCTATACTATTTCAGCGGCCAAACAAATGAAACTGAGACCCGTGGTTATGAAACTTTCTGAAAACACTTTATCAATTCTTAAGAACTTCTCATCGATTAATCAGTCTATTCTATTCAAGCAAGGAAATAAACTTCGTACCATTAGTGTAATGAAGAACATCCTTGCAGAGGCTACTATCGAAGAGGAACTACCAAAGGATTTTGGTATCTATGATCTTAATCAATTCCTTAATGGTATTGATGTTCTTTACAAAAGCCCTGAGTTTGATTTTCAAAATGATGGGTATGTGGTAATCAAAGAAGGACGGATGCGTTCCAAGTTCTTCTTTGCTGATCCTAATGTTATTATTACTCCACCAGATAAAGCAATTGAACTTCCTAGTGAGGATGTAACTTTTGATCTTGGTACGGATCAATTGAACAAGTTGCTTAAAGCAGCAAATCTATATCAACTTCCAGACTTGTCTGTTGTTGGTGAAGATGGTGTTGTTAAGTTGGTTGTTCGTGATAAGAAGAACGAAACATCAAATATTTTCTCTATTATTGTTGGTGAAACAGAATCTGTATTTACCTTTAACTTTAAGGTAGAGAATATTAAGATCCTTCC